GGCGGTTCCGGTAGCTATGATGTATTCAGTTATAAAGGTGGACCAAATTGTCAACACTATTGGGAAGAACTTGTACAATTCAATAACGGTACTAAAAATGTTTTAATCTCAATGGGACCTGCAACTGGTTTAGCTGGTGAATCTAATAACCGTAACGATCAATCACCAACAGGTTCAGTTCCTAATAATGCATATCTAATGAGCCAGTGGACATTCTCAAGTGATGATCAAATGATTGTTACGGGCCCAGCTATGATACCTAGGCAATTGATTGCACGTAAAGATGAATTAGGTAACTTATTCCATGTTTACTTTTCAGAAGAAACTATTGAAAAGATTGCAAGAAAATTCTTAGCAGATAACAACACACACAACACTGATATTAACCACAACGGTAAAGTAGTAAAAGAAAATACATTACTTGAGTCTTGGATAGTATCAGACCCTGAAAAAGATAAAGCAAGTGTATTAGGTTTTAATGTACCTAAAGGAACTTGGATGGCCAGTTATAAAATAAATAATAAAGATACTTGGAACAGAATAAAAGCAGGAGAACTTAATGGTTTTTCTGTTGAAGGTTCCTTTCTTGAAATAGCTCAAAATTAATAATGATTTCTGAAACTAAAGACTCGATAGCAAACGTAGCAACTATAGTAGCAACTGGTAGTGCAATGGTAGATTGGACTTCAACATTAACTATGATACTTGTTATAACAGGTATTGTATTTAATGTTGTTAGAATTATAGAAATTCGTACAAAAAGAAAGGAGGACTAAAAGTCCTCCTTGTAGGTTTTCCTGAGTATTATGTTTTTGATAGTACTCTTACTAACCCCATACATAGCGGCTAGTCTGTTCTGACCAACGCCTTCTGTATTCAACTCTCTAATCTTTTCTGCTTGATAAAGATTAAGAGCTCTTGGCTCCCTCCATGTTACCATTCGTATACTACTCTTTTAACAGACGATACTGATCTGTTAACAAATTCTGCAATTTGTTTAAGAGAATAGCTTTTATTTCTTAGAGTTCTGATAAGTTCTTTTTCAGTCTCATTCATTTCTGTTCTTCCTGTTGGCTTTTCCATAATTAAAATATATGTTTTGTTTGTTCGTATTGTTCTGCAGTTTGCGACCATGATGAAACTTGCGCTTCTCCTTCGTCATTAACCTCTATTAAACAAGTGTAATACGAGCCGTCCTTGTTTAACCAAACGATACCACATGTATTAAATGCTGTATCAAGGTTTACTACTTTTTCTTGTTTAGAGTCTGGTGCAGCATGACCTACTATTAAGTCTGCTACAAATGTTGATAAATTTTCTGTCATAATTAATTGTTTTTTTTATTACTTATTATATACCTTGTTTTTATTTTGTTTCATCTGGTTCATTATAAATATCATATTTATTTTCAATTATCCTTAAAACTTTACCGCGGTCTTCTTTAAACGTAATAGTAATTAGATCTTCACGTACCATATCTTTTAAAAGACGTTGTAATTTAATATCGGTATTGTTAAGAACTTTATAGAGTCTCCAGTTCTGTGGTGAAGGGTTATAGACTACAAAGTCCTTAATTGCTTGTTTATAATGTTTGAGCGTCATAATTATTATATGAGCTACTTGAACTTTGTTTCAAATGTTTTGTCAATATAAGGCGTATATATATTTAAATATGTCTGGTAACATCCAGATTAAAAAAACATTAATTAATATGACAGTAAACGACATGGTAAAAAAGCTAAGAGTAATGCTCGCAGCTGATCACGCGGTTGTAACACGTTCTAAATTTGCCGATGCAACATTGGTAGATGGAACTGAAGTGTATACTGAAGGTGAATTAATGGTAGGTGCAACTCTTCTTATTAAAACAGAAGAAGGTGTTGAATCTCCATACGCTCCTGAAGGCTTACATGAAACAACAGAAGGTTTGTTAATAACTGTTGGTCCTAATGGTGAAATTATGGAAATCACTGAAGCTGCTATTGAAGCTCCTATTGTTACTGAAGAAGTAATGGAAGAAGTTGCAATAGAAGTTCCAGTTTCTGAAGCTGCAGTTCCTGCAACAGAAGAACTTTTAGCAGGTATTGCTGAAATGATTGCTCCTTTCACTGAAGAGATTGCAGCATTAACAGAAGAGGTTGTAGCTTTAAAAGCTCGCTTTAACAAAATTGCAGATGAACCTGCAGCAACTCCAATCAGAAACACTTTCTCTGAGAACAAAGTGATAAAAGATGATATGATTGCAAAGAGAATGGAAGCTCTTAGAGCTATCCGCAAAAACTAATTTAACTTAAAAAAACAAATTTTAAAATTATGGCTTACGGCTTTGACATTTCAGCATTACCAGCGTATACAGACCAATTATCATTGGATCTTATCTCTAAGGTAGTATTAAAAACAGATTTACTTGACTATGTAGATCTAAGATCAGGTTTCACTTCTGGAACTGTATCTATCAATTTAGTTGACGCAGACTTACCTGTATCAGCTCTTTCTTGTGGTTGGGCTTCTGACGGTGAGGTAACTTACTCTCAAGTTCCAGTAACAATTGAATCTCTTCAATCTAAAACAGAAATGTGTGTTGAAGATTTACGTTCAGTATACCAATCAGCATTTATGAATGCGGGTACTGGTAACGACTTTATTCCATTTGAATCAGTTATTTCTGAATCTTATGCAGACAAATTAAGAAAATACAATGAAGGTTTCTTAATCAATGGTTTTGGTGCTACAACTGGTTTGAAAGCTCAAATCACTTCAGCTAACGGTGCACAGCTTCAAGCTGGTACTCCTGCTGCTTGGGATGCTACTAACGCATTTGAGCAAGCTTTAGACTTATATGATGCAATCGACGAAGCTGTTAAAGACAGAGAAGATTTAATCATGGTAGTTTCTCCAGATGCATACAGAGCTCTTGTTAGATCTTTAGTTGCACAAAACCTTTACCACTTCAATTCAGTTGAAAGCAATGACATTATGATCCTTCCAGGAACAAACTGTACAATTGTTAAATCTTCTGGTTTAGTTGGTTCTAACTACAAATTTGCTGGTCCAGGTAAGATGATCTTAGCTGCAACTGGTTTAACTGATGAATTAGATTCATTCAGATTCTTCTATGATGAAGCTGCTGACGTTATGAAGTTCAGAGCTGCATGGAGATTAGGTGTTGGTGTTGGTCAAGTGAACGTGTTCGCTACTAACGATATGGCATAATCTAAACAAATCTTAGGCTAGGGATTCCGGTCCCTAGCTTTTATTTAACTTAAAAAAAATCTGATAATAATATTATGGCATGTTCAAACTTAACTGCAGGTGTATTAGACTTATGTAACGATTCAACTGGTGGTATCCAGAAAATCTTTATTACTAATGGCCCTGTAGAATCAATCACAGAAACAGCTGGTGTAATCACCGCTATCACGGTTGGTGGTTCAGCTTTAGTACCAGCAGACTTTTTTGTATTCGAAACTCCTCGTCAAACATCTTCTATTACAGAGACTACTACAGTTTCTCAAGAAAATGGTACATTATACTTTGATCAACAATTAACTATGGTTTTCAATAAAATGGAAGCTACTAAAAGAGATCAATTATTATTAATGGCTCAAGCTACTTCAATGGTAGTTGTTGCTAAAGATGGTAATAACAAGTATTGGTCAATAGGTGTAGAAAAAGGTGCTTTCACAGTATCAGCTTCTGCAACTTCTGGTACTGCGTACAGCGACAGAAATGGATACGAAATAGTTCTTGGTGGCCTAGAGTCTTCACCAATCTTTGAAGTTACTTCTACAATCGTAGAGGCTTAATTCAAACTAACTTAAATATTAAAGGGTGCCTTAACGGGTGCCCTTTTTTTGTTATACAACTTTTAGTGTTTTTATATTTAATAATGAAATATATCAATTACTATGACATTATTAGTAGAAGAGAGTAACTTAACAAAAGAATTTAGCTTAAACTTACCTAACTTAACATTAGGTTCTCTTTATGCATTTACGCTAACTTCTCAATATTCACACCAACCGCTTGTTTTAGATGCAAATGCAATAGAAACAAATGCAAGATACACTACATTTCAAGTAGTTTTTCCAATAGGTTTTGGTAATGAACATAAAAACGGAGTATATTATTACGATATTGCAGAAGTAGGAGATGAATCTTTTGAAAAAGGTTTAGTTAAAATCATAACAGAACCAGGAGGTTCGCTTGGTACAATAAACTATGAAAGCACGATATATACAGAAGAACGTGTAGCAGATGTATTCTACCGTCCAAATTATTAAGAATAAAATATGAGATCAACTCCAGAAGGAATTTACGCAATTAACGGTTCACAATTTCAAGCCGTAGAATTGCCAAACATTAAAGAAGTACGTGGTAAAGAATTTATGTATTACGGTGAACTTAATATGTTCCCAAGTACATTAATTGAACTATATGATACCTCAGCTATGCATCATACATGTATTGATGCAATTGCAAGTGGTATAACCGGTGAAGGTATTGAAATTATCGGTAATGAATATATAAACGCAGCTGGTGAAACTGTTGATGAGCTTTGGGAAAAGATATCATTAGATTATACACTATACAATGGTTACGCAATCAATGTAATATGGAACAAAGAACAATCTAAAATTGTAGAAATGTACCATCTTCCATTTGCTAATGTAAGATCAGGTAAACCAAACGAAGAAGATACTGTTGAAGAATTTATGTATTCAACTGATTGGGCTAACTTAAGAAAGTATCCTTATCAAACATACAGAGCATTTGATCCTACAGATAACAAAGGCGATAATGCTTCACAAATCTTTTACTTTTACGGTTACACACCAGGTAATCAAACTTACCCGCTGCCATCTTATGTTGCAGCATTAAACGATATATCACTAGATGCACAAGTTAGTAGATTTCATTCAAATAACATTGCTAACGGTCTGGCACCAAGCATGTTTGTACAATTTAGAAACGGCGTGCCAACTCCTGAAGAGCGTAGAGATGTTTATAAAGAAATTGAAAGAACGTTTACAGGCACTGAAAATGCTGGTCGTTTCTTCTTAGCTTTCTCTGAACCAGGTAAAGAACTACAAGTTACACCGATTGATTCTGCAAATGATACTTATTACTTAACACTTGAAGAAAGAATTAGTTCAAGAATCCTTACAGCACACAGAATTACATCACCATTACTTTTAGGTATTAAAGATAGCTCAGGCTTTAGTTCAAATGCTGAAGAGATTAGAGTTGCTTATGCACACTTTGAAGGTGTTGTAGTAGAACCTAAAAGAAAAAAAGTATTATCCGGTTACGGTTACATGTTGAGATTAGCAGGTTTTAATATAGCTTTAGAAGTTAAACCTAACAAACTAATTAATGATGCACAAGTAGAAGATACTACACCACAATCAAATATTGAATTATTATAATGGAAACCGTATTATTAGTTAGTGAACAAAGAATGAAGCAATGGACTAGTTTGGATAACAATATCCGAATTGATGTTCTTACTCCTTCAATCTTACAAGCACAAGATATTTACATACAAGATACTTTAGGTACAGCTTTTTATACTAGACTTAAACAAGGTGTTGTTGCAAATGATTTAAATGCTGACGAATCTTTATTCTTAAAAGATTATGTAGGACCATGTCTTATTCAGTATGCACTTTATTTACTTTTACCTTCTTTGAAATACAAAATGGTAGAAAAAGGTATCTTAAACGGTACATCTGAAGAAACTCAGCCAACTACCTTAGATGAAATGAAGTATTTGCGTGATTCAGCAATGGACACTGCAGAGTTTTATAACAAAAGAATGTTGGAATTCTTACAAGATAATCCAGGAATGTTTGCAACTTATACAAATCCTGGCATTGATGGTATGATGCCTAATAAAAGAAACCCTTATTTTAGTGGATTACAAACAAATATACCCTTACGAAGAAATGCATTATGGATCTATGCGGACTGTGGAACAGACTGCGACCCCGACTGTAGCAGCTGTAACTAAAAGTACAGTTACTAACATTAAAAAATTAAAAGTATATTTAAGCAATGAAACAAAAGATAGACGCAATACTAAGCAAGTGGGTTAGCAGAAAACTGTTAGTCTTTACTGTGGCTAGTTTTGGGCTCTTCTTAGGCAACTTACAATCAGGTGACTGGACAATACTTGCAACAGCTTATGTCTCAATGGTGGGCTTTACAGAGATAGTAGAGAGAATTAAAAAAGCTAATTAAATAGAA